TTGTTGGAATCTGCAATATGATCAGCAAAGCGATATATACCTTTCTTGGGATTTTAATGTCGAGTACAGAGCCGTCAGCGCGTGGCAGATCATAAGCCGTGACGACAAAGCGCGCCCTATCTTTGGATGCGTGGCAAGCTACCAGATGAAACAAGCTACCGTGTACGAAGATGCCGTCTGGCTATGCGATAAGTACAAAGATCATAAAGGTAGCGTTATCCTAGTCGGTGATGCGTCCGGTGCTAATCGCACGGCACTAACGACTGATAGCATGTGGTCAGCTGTGCGTGAAGTGTTTTATAAACAGTTCGGCGGACAGCTACGTAACAAAGTGCCACTATCTAATCCAAGCGTTAAGGACACTATTCAATGCGTTAACTGGGCGCTGCGTGAACAGTTGATACGATTTGACAAAGCAGAACGCAACGTATACCTATCGCTTCAGGCAGCCAAGGCCGACAAGTACGGCGACCTTGACAAGTCATCTGATTATAAAGAAGCTGGTATACGAACGCACGACGCCGACACCGCACGATACGCTATCTGGGAAGTGTACTCGAAACTATACCCAGGCAACCGAAACAGATTTTATATAGCATGAGCTTCATTCAAAACATAGCCCGCAAGTTCTTACCCTCACGCGCCTTTGAGGCTATGCTATGGGGTCGCCGTTGGGAGGATTATTCGCGATGGGATAAGGCCAAACTTATCGAGCAAGGCTTTGAGCGTAACGCCGTGTTCTATTCCGCAGCGATGCTGCTATCGCGTACCGTGGCTGCTATGCCGATCTATGTTGAAACAAATAAACGCAATAGAAGCACGACAACGGATCAGCATCCGATACTATCGATGCTTAATCGTAGCTCGACGCGTGAAGAACTGATACAGCTATTGTGTCTGTACATTATCAGCACGGGGGAAGGCTACCTTAACATTATTAAAAGCGACCACGACAAACGCCCGCTCGGTCTTGTTGTATTACCATCGCAGCATACTAATCCGATACAGGGCAACTACTTAAAGCCTATCACTGGATATGTCTACCGCGAGAATCGTGATATAACGTTTACTGAGGAAGAGATTATATATATTAAGACGCCCAACTTACGTGAGTACTTTCACGGCATGTCGCCGGGTGTGCCGCTTGGCGAGATACTAGACTTACATAACGCGGCCATTACGTGGAATAAAAACGTAGCGCTAGCCGGTGGCCTTCCACCTGTCGTAGCCATTGCGCCTGGTGCAACGGTCGAAGAGCAGAATATGTTAAAAGACCAATGGCAGGCGCAGAGCGGAGCAGCTAACTCGCATCGTCTAAAGGTCGTTAGCGAGAACTTAAAGCTAGAGCGCTTTAACGACAAGCCACAAGAGGCCGAGTGGAGCCAAGCAATACAACTAACGATGCGTATGATCGTTATGGCTATGGGATTATCTAGCGAGCTACTTAACGACGCAGCTAATAAGACCTATAGCAATTTTCAAGAAGCACGTAAAGCACTATATCAAGAAGCTGCCATACCTATGGCCACGCTTGTCTATAGCGCGTTAACGCGTGCCTTACAAGTGTATTACGAAGATAATCCTAAGATCTGCATTGATTACGACAATATCGAAGCATTGCAGGAAGACCGCGCAACAAAGATAGACCGACTGACTAAGGCCGTACAATCTGGCATCATGGACGTAAACGAAGCGCGTGAAGAATTAGGACTTGCACCAAAACAAACCGAAACAACTGAAACAGTATAAGCCCATGCCTTTTGAAGTAATAGCAGAACAATGTAACATGGAGAGCGGGGATACCGGTCAAGCCATGATTTACAAAGTAGAAGGCGATCAGCGTACACCGTTCGCATGCCATGTTGATGAGGCATCGGCTTACGCTGCGATCGCAGCCATTGAGGCTGCAGATGAAGCCAAAGAATTAGACCAAATCCTTGATCAGATGTCGAACTTATTCGATGGCAACGATGAGACCATGCAACAAGAAGAGCCAATGATCGAAGAGATGAAGCAGTTCGACATTGGCGATATGGTCAGTTACATGACCGAAACCGAGCAAGGCGTAGGCGTTGTCGAGAACTTCGACGAAGCAGCCAACGTGTACACCGTTCGTGTATATGCTGTTGCAGGCGATCAGTTTGAGCCTACCGATGTACTTCTAAATCTACCACTTGAAGCGCTATCTGAAGCCGAAGACGACAGCGAAGAAGAAGGCACAGAAGTAGAAATTGAAGTCAATGCCGATGTACTTCCCGAAGACGAAATGAAAGCTGCACCAGGCGAGCTTACCGATGGCGACTTTGTCAAGTGGGAATCGGCAGGAGGTGAAGCGCAGGGCAAAGTAATTCAGATAGCTACCGAAGGATCATTGAATGTACCCGATAGTGAGTTTACGGTCGAAGCTACAGCCGAAGATCCGGCCGCACTTATTGAAGTGTATGAGCGCGTCGAAGGTGGATGGCGATCAAGTGGCGTTGTCGTTGGTCATCGCTTCAGCACGCTGAGCAAGATTGACCCATTACAAGAAGCAGAGCTTCCTAAGTCACGCATTGTTGCCAAGATGAAATCCGTTAAGATGGATATGGAAGTCAGCGAGGATGGCAAGGTAGGAATCATAGAAGGCTTCGCATCGACGTACGGAAATACCGATTTAGGGGGCGACATTGTTGAAAAAGGTGCCTTTAAACAAACGCTGCTGCATAAGCAAGGTATTGTACCTTTGCTTTTAGACCATGGCTACAATACCCGCGACGTTGCTGGTGTGGCTATGCTGGAAGATCAGGACAAAGGCTTATACATGAAGGCAGAGATGCCACTCGAAGATCCTGAAGTCAACGCAGCATATAAGAAAATCAAATTTATGTTGGATCGTGGCGCTAAGATGGGCTTATCTATTGGCTACGATACCATTAAGAGCATGCCTGGAGAGGATGGCACACGCTTACTCAAGGAAGTCGCGCTCCATGAAGTAAGCATTACACCATTCCCGATGAATACAGAAGCGCAGATAATGGCTGCTAAGTCGCGAAAAAGCAAGTCCAAGATCAAACAAGCGCTATGGCAGAAGACAATAACGCGGCCAGTTCGGCCAGTTAAGCGCACGGCAGACGACTACACGTCACTGCTTGGCGATATAAAGAACCTAATCAATGAATTTAAAAACTTATAATTATGAAACTAGACCCAAAAAGTGAGTTTCGTAATCTTGCAGCCGAGCTCAAAGACGCTGTTATTAACAAGAATCAAGAGCAAAGCCGTAAGATTAACGAGCGTTTAGACGCTATCGAGCTAGGTCTTAAGAGCGTGAAGACGCCTGAGACAAAGACCAATAGCGAAGACCGAGCTAACTTCAAGAAGGCCTTCGGCTTATTTGCCAAAGGTGGACTTGGTAGCGTTGAATCAATGCGTGATGTAAAAGTAGGCCGTCGCGTAGCAGGTGAGATCAAGAGCGATAACTTAGTTCGCTTCGACCTTGCTGCTGCCGGTGCGCTCTTATTACCTGCCGAGATGTCGACTGATATTAACAAGCAGATCGTGGAGTTTTCTCCTGTGCTTCAGGTAGCTAAAGTGGTGGAGACATCTGCCCCTAGCTACAAGCAAGCACAGCGTAACGATTCCTTGTCAGCTACTTGGCTTGACGAAGACACCGCGTCTAGCAAAGTTAAAGACACGTTCGGATACGTAGACATCCCTGTTCACAAGATCGCTGCACGTGTAGCGTGGACGATCGAGCAAGAGCAAGACGCTGCTTACGATCTGGAAGCTGAGATCAACTCCAGCATCCGCGAGCAGTTTGAGAAGTCACTTGGTACTGCTTTCATTAGCGGTAACGGTGTTAAAAAGCCTACCGGCCTTGTCGGTAACGTAACCAACTACAACAGCACAGCGTTAACGCTTACCAGCGATATGCTTATCCGTCTTCAAGCTCAGCTCAAAGACTACTATCAAGCAAATAGCGCATGGATGGCCAACCGTTTAACGTTCGCTGCCATCCGTCAGTTAGTGCTATCTAGCACCAACGGACTTGCTTATTTGTGGGAACCATCGTTCCAGGCTGGATATCCTAGCCGTCTGCTTGGCGCTCCGATTTACGAAGCACCTGATTTAGCAGGTAGCGTTACTGGTGTATTTACCGCTGGTCAAGTGCCAGTATTATATGGCGACTTTGCTTATGGCTACACGGTCGCACGTCACACGGACTTCTACGTAATCCGTGACCAGTTCAGCGAGGCATCTAGCTTCGTTACCAATTTGTACGTCATGTCCCGCTTCGGCGGCGCCGTCGTACGTGATGAGGCCATTGCACAATTAACAATCACTGCATCTTAAGGAGCTAACTATGTTATTTGATTTTGGCCAACAAAGTAATGTGTCCTTCAGCCTATTCGGCACAGGCGGCACAACGAATGCTAACGCTAACGGCGTAGCCATTGATACCAAAGGATATAGCGGCATCGGTGTCGCTTTGATCGGTGGCCTAAAAGGCGATGCAACCGGAGCGATCAACGTAGGCAATGCGCTCACGCTTGCCTTCCGCGAGGGCGACGATACTAACGTTCAGAATGCTACACGTCTCAGCGCAGCCAATCTGATCAAGAGCGAGAACCTAACGGATACTAATAGCGTGGCTTACTTTAGCATTCGGCCAACGAAGCGCTATGTATTTCCCGAGGTGTACAAGACTAATGCGACATCGATTACATCGAATGTCAATGTGAGTGTGGTAGGTGTATTAGGCTTCCCGAACGAAGCACCAACGACCTAAATAATTAAGGGGATAGGTTTCGGCCTATCCCTTTATTTAAACTTTCGTATCTTGGCTACATGAATAAAGTCATTTTTTATCAGATCACTAAAGCCAGTTACGACGGCAAGAATGTCCGCGTTTACCTTCCTAACATCGTGTACGAAGCGACGCATGCACAGGAGCGACTAGCGTTCCGTAACTTTGTCACCGAAGGATCAGCCGTGTTTACTAACAAGCCGGCAACAATCCCTGACAAGATGAAAGTAAACACGCCTAAGGAAAAGAAAGTACGTCAATGAATTATCCGTATGGCCGACAAGGATTTATAAGCCGAGGTCTTACAAGTATAACGGGATCGTATACACTTAATACGACACCGATGGAGACCACGATCACGGATGATCCACGCGAATATGCCGTGACGGTGCAGCAGGCTAAAGAGATCTTACCGGTCAATACGAGCGCACATGATGCGTACATTCAGATGCTACTAGAGGCGACGACCGAACAGGTAGAACGATATATCGGTAGGGACACTTACAGACGTACAAGGCGATCTATCTACGCACGACCAGCGCCGATGGTGTATATACCTTACGGTATTCACGGGGCTGTGACAAGCGTTGTATCGAAGACGGTCGATAACGAAAGCACGACACTTGTGGCCAATAGCGATTACTACGTTCACGGCACTGAGCTTAAATGGCTAGAGATTGTATCTGGATTGGACGCGTATCTAATCGTCACATACGAGAGTGGATACACGGCAGGCAACTGCCCGGCATCGATACGGATGGGTATCATTCAAGAGTTGATGTTGCAGTACAAGAATCGTCAAGATCCGAACGCACCGGGACGCGTTATCATTAACGGTCTAAGCGTTGAAGCGCGTAACTTACTAACGCCGTTTATTCGTTACGCGATATGAAAGTGATTACCGAACCGGATCAACTACGTATCTATGTTGCTGAAAAGCTTCAAGTCCGATTAGACAAACTTAATACGGTAGTAGCCCCGAGAGTCGCTGAGGCTATTGATGCAGCAATGAAAGAAAACACGCTAAGCGGCAGAGGCTTCGGCAACGATCGCTACGACGATACATACGTTGATAGCTACAAGAAGGTGCGACGTCGCGCAGGACTAAATGAGTCGCCTGTGACGCTTCGTTTTAAGACTAAAAGTATTGAGAATACGCGCATTGAAACGACTGCCCAGCAAGGTTCAACGATACGCTTTCAGGATGGCAACAAGGGCAAGATCTTTAAGTATCATCACGACGGCATTCAATACCGCAAAGCTGGCTTACGCATGCGTTCCATCTTTCCAAAAACGGATGAAAGCATACCTGCGGAGATACGACAGATGACCGAACGACTAGTAGGCGAGGTGCTGCGTGGCAATCAGTAGAGATATTCTCAATAAAATTGCTGATAACATAGAGGCATACTTGAACCAGCCTTACGTTGTATACGAGCGCTACAGACAAAATCTGCAAGACGTAGAGCAGCGTAATGATATTAGAGATGCACGCGTTGCGATATACGAAGTGACCGAGCAGCCTCTCACACGCGTTGATGTGTGGCGCAATGATCTCATGCAAACGACATACGGCATAGATATATCCGTTGTAAAGGCCTACATGAACGATAACGCCCAAGATGCTGAGCTTCGTTTGCTCGATTTAAAGGATATGATCATTGACTGGGTCAATCAGGTAAACATTGCCAACTTGACCAACAGTTATTTATATTATTTCGCGTACAATACGCAAAACGGGATCACACGAAATACGAAATATGTCACTTGTACCCTTAGCTTTTTGGCGCAAC